TAAAGCTGGCTGTTTAAATACCGCCGGACGTGGTGCTATGAATTCGGTGCAACAAGCCAGAATGCGTAAAACCATTTATTGGCGTGATCATCCAGATCTGTTTCTGGCTGATCTTCATAACGATATCCGGCAGTTTAGAAAATACTGTCAGAAAAAGGGTATTCAGCCTGTAGTCAGGATCAATGGCACGTCAGATGTAAACTGGGAACGCCATGTGGATATGGCTGGCGAATTCTCAGACGTGCAGTTTTACGACTACACAAAGAACGTCAGCCGGATGAATAAACCACGTCCAGCTAACTATCACCTGACGCTATCGTACAGTCAGGCAAATGATCGTTATGCTCAGATGTGTTTGGATGCGGCGAAGCAAGGACATAATCTGGCTGTTGTGTTCAGGCACAAAGACAAGATACCGCCTGTATTTCATGGTATGCCTGTCATCGATGGTGACAAGGATGATCTGCGGTTTCTAGATCCACAAGGCGTGGTGGTTGCCCTATATGCCAAGGGCAAGGCGAAGCATGATGCTTCAGGTTTCGTAGTCGATGTTGAGTAAGGAAAGGAAAAATCAATGACCAGACAAGAATTTTGGGAATGGATGGCAACCTGTCCAGCAAAAGAGGATTCAGACTTTTCAACTATTAAAAAGTCTGGATGGTTTGTTGCAAATGATGGCGGCACTGACGCTAGAATATTCTTTTACTTTGAAGAGGAAACCGATGATGTTTGATGCAGAAAAAGAACATCCATTGTCCGTGGCTGATTACATTGAACCAGTCAGGGAAGCTGAAGAGATGATCGATTTCATAACACAACAGTATGAAGGCGAAGCATATGCCAGTAGTGTTGAACGTTATGAAAAGGAACTTGATCTTCTCTATACAAAAATATATGTTGTGGAGATGTTGAATTCCATGGCAAACGATGCCAGCCAAAAAGCAAAGGAGCAAAGCAATGGCTAAATATACCAGACCGAACACAATTGAAATCTGGCCTCAAGATAGTGAAGGACGTTTCAATATCGTTAAGATTTCTCAGATGCCTGACAGTGGCATGGGCAGTATGAGCAGTCGTAAAAAAGGACTTGTTGAGATATCCGATGGCAATACCTGTAAAGGATATCTCAGCCTGATAGAATTGCGTGATGCGTTGAATGAAATCATTGACCATGGCGTGATGAAGCAGACCATCGAACAGTGGGAAGAGGACGAAAAGATGTATGCGGAATCGTACTATCAGGATGCAGAACTATCAGACATATTGCATCAAGAAGAACTTGACGCTATACGTCAGGATGAAGATCAACAATCATTCGGAAAGGGATGGTAAGACCATGAAGATCAAACGCACAAAAATCAAAAAGCCGTGGAAGATTGAACGCAATCAAAAGCGGAAGGATAAATACAGTTTTGTTTGGGCAACCCATACTGCAAAGGAGCAATCAAATGGGAAAAGATAAACATCGTATGGTCACTGAATTCATAGAGGAAGAAATCTATCCTCATGCCAAACGACTAATACAAGATATGTTTGGCAGTAACTTTATTCCAGAGGACGGATTTTGGATTGACAGATACTGCGAACTATCCAACTGGCTGGAAGATCCAGACAGTCAGGATCAGACTGGCGAAACAATCCAACTTGATCTGACTGTGTTGGCAAGGCACGGAACCAAATACAGTGAAAAGGATGTGTATGATTTCGTGAATGCAATCATCGATGATTTCTTCCGGCACTATCGGTGCGGATGTTCTTATGACTGTTGCGGTCACAAGTTTACCGCCAACGTGGACATCCGTCACAAGGTCATCAAGAACTGGTCTAGTCCATTAACCAGTGCCGATGGCATTGGGGCAGATGCCTACGATTTTCATATCAGAATTCACAACGGATATAATTACTAGGAGAAAAATGATGTCCATAATACCAAACTTTCTAGCATATCTTTATGTGTCATGTACCAGCCTGATCGTTGGTACATTGGCACTGACTAGCACAAAAGAATTCGCAGGGCTTATCCTGTTTGGATGTGTTGCGTGTTTCATTGGATCAACATGGTTAATAATTGAAGAGGTATTAAAGAGATGAGAACAAAACATTATACGGATCAGGAATTCAGAGATCTGCCACGTTACGAGAATGGTGACGTGGACTACGATGTGTTATCTGAATCATTCATGTGGATGACACCAAAACAAAAAGATAATTTATCCGATGATGATTTCAGTCGGGTCATTGACATGGAAGAAGAAGTGAACTATTTACTGTATGAGTTTAAAGAGGAGATGGGATATGTCTAATATTCACAATGAACAATTGCTTGAACAGCTATACGATCAGGCGTGGGAGATGTTGCATCCACAGATACACATCGAAAGCGAACTGCATGAAGCCTGTATCAGGCAAGCACAAGAATGGTTTGAGGAGATGTCATAATGGAAGTAAAAAGATTTCAAATAGAAGAGTACGATGACAACGACAACCTGATCAAGACTACCGATCACGTTGCATATGTACCATCAAGCACAACAGATCTCATAAAGTTCTTATGGGATCTGGAAGATCAAGCATCAGTATCAACAACAGAAAAGGAGTAATTGACATGGCTAAATCTACAATCAAAGTGAGCATCCGTAAAAACTATTATGGTAACAAGTATGGTTTGGGTTTCACCAAGCTGAAAACTGGCACACGTTTTGATGCACCATATGTATCCGTGTCAGTCTTTGATGGTGACACTACAGGTTTAGGCTGGAAGTCTATTGTGAGAAGTGCTAAGTCTGGTGTAAAATTCATGTACGAGAACAATCGTACTGGTGTTACACGCATCTCACATTTCCTATAGGATCGAACATTGGATACTATCATTCGATCTGTTGCACCTATGGCACTATGGATAGTCATCGTACTATCCATAGTAATCTTTGGAAAAATAACTACGAAGGAAGATAAACACAATCATGCAAAACGTAATCGTATACAACGTAAAAGATGAATCTGAAATCGAACCAGTCAAGCAGTGGTACTATAGACAGTATCCACCTTTGGGATATGACACACGGCTTGACAGTGTAAGAAAACAGGATGACGGATCATTCGATCTGACATTCACACGTCTAACATCTTGTGATTGAAAGGAGAATACCAGTGGCTAATCCATTAGCAAAATCAAGAACGCCTGACAATGCATACGCAACATTCTATGTTGAGAATGGATCAATGTATTTCATGTGGAAAGTGTTAAAGACATACCAACTGCCACACAAGGAAGAAGAGAATCCCTATGCACGTTGGATGTGTGCAGTCAAATCACCATACACTGACGACAGGTGGGAGTATGGTGACACATACATCAATGACATACTGGACACTGGTGCGGCTTTGATCGATTCCACTGATGAATGGAAAAAAGCTTATGCCAAAGACTAAAAAGAAAACTTATGAGGTGTTGGGCTATAAGGTGATGCTCAACACCTACATCATTGATGCTGATTCAAAAGAAGAAGCATTGGAAATCGCAATGGAAATGGAGCATCCTCTATCATCTGAACTGGTAGAGGAAGCCTATCAGGATGCAGAGGAGATAGTATATGTCTAGTCACAGTGTACCAAGACCACCAGAAGCAACGTGGGCTGATGCCAAGTTGTACAGGGCTGACCTGTATGACACACGCTGGCCTGTGTGCGGCACACGTTTGATATGGGCTGTTGTCGGATGGAAGTGGGTACGAATCTGCACACCAATTCAGCATGACAAGTGGCGCATGAAGCGTAGTGAATGGGATAAGATATCACATCAACTATTTGAAGGAGAATGACGATGACTGACGATTCAACATTATACATACCAGAGTTTGCACATGGCTACTTGCTATGCTATTCACTGTATCATGCAAAGGATATTCGTGAATCTGGAGAAGATGATGTATGGGAACAGGTGATGGATGTGCCTACATTTGCAGGTGAACATTGCGACTATCAAACCTACGACTTGAACTTCTGGTATGATGACCTTGAAGATGTATGGCGTTGCACTGCATACGAAGTGTGGTTTGATGAATGTAACGAGGCACATACAAAGGTAGACGAGTATAGGGGATTGTGGTAATGAACTGCTATCAGTGTGAAACAAAACTTATATGGGACAGTGACTTTGACATTGACCATGAGAATGAAAACTATTCAATGATGACTGCATTACATTGCCCTAATTGTGGGTGTGATGTAGAGGTCTGGTATCCAAAGGAGAATGACGATGAGTAAGACATGGGTAGTATGGTATGACTTAACGTACAGAGTAGAGGTGGAAGCACCTGACCAAGACACGGCTCGTGAATTAGCACAAGATGGTGTCTTGTTGGATGAGAACTTGATTGATTGTGTAATCACACCAGAACTGTTAGAGGAGAATAAAAATGATAACGCTTAACCTACCAAAGAAACAGGTCAACGCCCTACTGGTTGCGCTTGACAGTGAGATTGACTATATGTTTGAAACAGAGGCAAGACCTGATTGGGAAACATTCCCAGAGATTGCCGCAACGTTGATGGCATATTACACAGTGCGTTGTGAATTTGATAAGGATGATCGCAGATGAATAGATTCATAATTGACCACCACCCTGACGCAATAGCCAAACAGCTATGCGACAAGCACATAGTCAAGATGCCTTTGGAAGAAGCACAGATGCTATGCACTGCTATATGGCATCATGCACCTGAGTATGCAGAGCATCACGAACTATACAAACCAGCGCATAAGAATCATCCGTGTACACGATGGGCTATGGAAACCCGTGCCAACTTTGTGTACGCTTTCAATCTATACACATCTATGCTTGCAGAATACCATCATAGATATGGTAAGTGGCATGGGGCTGGCAACCCTAGCACAACCAACCCCAACGCTAGGCCACAACATTTACTATATGCTAGACACTACATACCTGAAGGACAGATGACACCACATCCACAGTGCTTCAGTGGTCACGATGAATGTAAGACAGATGAGAAGTGGCCTGTCATGGCATATCGTTCTTTTTATGTTGTTGCCAAAACTAAAATTGCTCGTTATAATAAAGGCCGACAAAAACCTAGCTGGATGAAAGGAGAATAAACATGGCTAAGAAATATGAGAACATGACAAACGATGAGAAGATAGCCTATCACAAAAGAGAACGTGAAAAGGATGCGGCTGAACGTGCGGTAAATATAAATCATTTATCTTTTGAACAGCGCATGGCAATCGTTGAAGTGAGTAAGTGGCTGAACAGGGTTATAGATACCGCACTGTATCCAGATATGGGCGGCATCAAAATGGTATCAGCCTATGAACTACAGGAACTGTCCGATGCAAAGGACATATTACAATTTCAATTCAACTTAACAAACTAGGAGAAAAGGAATGTCGAAGTTCAACTATATCACACCATACAACAACCATTCAGAGATCCATATCTTGGATCGTGAGTATATAGAAACGGTATCCAGTTCATGTGTGGATGACATCAGTATTGAGGAGATCAATGAGTTTCTAGAATTCGTTGCTAAGTGTGAGAATGAATCAGAGGAATCATGGACATGAACAAGTATCGTGTATTAGTTGAACACGTCAGGACTGTCCGTGTGTATGAAACGGTTCATGCAAACAGTGAAGCTGATGCAGAATACATAGCAATCAAACAAGCGTGGCAGGGAAAGGATGCTGCATTCAATAATGATTCACATGAAGAAGGTATAAAAGTAAAAGGAATTGTTCTTCACAACGAGGATTAAGGAAAGGAGTTATCATGCAGAATTTGTGGGAAAAAGAACGTAAGGGATTGTTTCGGGAACTGTACCATCAGTACCTTGATGAAGGCTATGATCAGAAAGAGGCTAAGAAATTAGCAAAGATGGAAGCAGATGAAATGATTTCTGAAAGTGAATCGTTTGCTTTTAGTGTACTTGAAAAGGAGAACTTGGATGACGAATGAGTTGCTTGAGGAATATGATGGTGATGATGGACGTGAATGTACTATCTCAATCATCAACACAAGGCTAAGTATGTGGAAGCATACATATGAAATTTTGTTTGCAAAGAATGGTAAGATCATTGGCAGACACGTCACAGATTTTTTAGAACACGCTAGGTTGTTAGCACAGAAATGGATCAAGGAAGGAGAACTTACACATGGAACTAAATGATTATCAGAAACTTGCAATGAAGACTGCTATCTTCCCTAAAAGAGATGGCTATGCATACACTGCCCTTGGTCTTGCTGGTGAAGCTGGCGAGATTGCAAATAAAGTTAAGAAGTTTATTCGTGATGGGTATGATGTTGAGGAATTACCTTATAAAATCAATGACTTGCGTGATGAACTTGGTGATGTGTTGTGGTACGTTGCGGCTATGGCTCAAGTGTTAGACACTACGTTGGAGCAAGTTGCTAAGAGTAACATTCACAAGCTGGCTGAACGTCAGGTAAAAGGTACACTTACAGGATCAGGAGACAAGCGGTGAAACAAATCATGCTGAAGACCAAAGACAAACATCCATACAGATTTGAAGAGACAGATGATGTTGTCGAATGGTTAGAAGATAGACAAAGGATGCTAAAAGCAGTCGGATTTAAGACAGAAATAACAGATGGAAATATGTTATTTGTCTACGATCAATCCGATAACCTTAAATGTATCTATAGTGAGTACACAGAAGAGGAGTTAATAGTCAAAGATGAATACCTCTGATAAAGCAAGGGTTGTTAGTCGTGGTGAATGCACACAGTGTGGATCTTCTGATGCCAATGTGTTATACGATGACAACAGTAAATATTGTTTCTCATGTCAAACCTATACGAAAGGAGATGGTATGCAACCACAACAACAAGCCCCGATCCGTGGCGTAGTACAACCACATTTTTCTGATGGTGCTATCACCCCGATTCAGGATCGTGCAATCAGTGAAGATACCTGTAAGTTTTATAATGTTAAAACTATATGGTCATCTGATAATAAAATTACAAAACATATCTATCCTTACTTTGATGCCAATCAAAAGTTTATTGCTAACAAAGTAAGAGAAGTAAACAGGAAAGGTTTTTATGTAGAAGGTAATCTACCTGATGCATCCCTGTTTGGTTCACAAAAATTCAAATCAGGTGGTAAGTTTGTGACAGTTTGTGAAGGCGAACTGGATGCCATGTCAGCTTATGAAATGCTTGGATCAAAGTGGCCTGTCGTTTCTATCAAGAACGGCGCACAGTCTGCAGTCCGTGATGTGAAAGCTAACTACGATTACCTGAATGGATTCGATAAGATTGTACTGTGCTTTGACAGTGATGAGCATGGACAGAAAGCTGCGAATCAGGTGGCTCAGATCTTTGAACCAAACAAATGCTTGGTAATGTCAATGACATTCAAGGATGCTAACGAATACCTGAAAGCAAACAAGCGTGAACAATTCTCTAGGGATTGGTGGAATGCTAAACCATACACACCTGCAGGTATCATCCGTCTTTGTGATCACATTGACGAACTGTTTGAGGAAGAAGATCAGGACACTGTTCTTTATCCCTATCATGGATTGAATGAGAAGCTGTACGGCATTCGTACTGGTGAACTTGTAACCATTACGGCAGGTACTGGTGCAGGTAAGACCAGCATGATGTATGAACTTGAATATCATATGCTGAAGAACACCGAATCAAACATTGGTCTGATTCACTTGGAAGAAAACTACAAGCAGACCATGCGGCATCTGATGTCCATCCCTGCAAACAAAAGGCTGTTCATCAAAGAGGTTCGCAGTAATATGAGCCGTGAAGAAATGGAACCATACATTGAAGACACAATCCGTAATCCACGGATCATTGCTTTCAATCACTTCGGTTCTATCACAACAGATGAGATCCTTGCCAAGGTTCGGTACATGGTCAAGGCTATGGACTGTAAGTTTGTAGTGATTGATCACCTGTCTATCCTTGTGTCTGGTCTGGACGATGGGGATGAACGCCGGAACATTGATATGCTGATGACCAAGCTTCGCAGTTTGGTTGAGGAAACTCAATGTGGTCTTCTTCTTGTGTCCCACCTACGCCGTATGTCTGGTGACAAAGGACAGGAACAAGGCGGTGCTATCTCACTTAGCCAGCTTCGTGGATCACATAGCATTGCCCAGCTTTCAGACGCTGTTATAGCCCTTGAAAGGAACCAACAGGCTGATGACCCCATCGAAGCTAATACAACGGCTGTACGAGTCCTGAAGAACCGTTACGCAGGGGATACAGGCATAGCTTGTTACTTGCTTTACGATAAAGAAAGTGGTAGGTTGTCTGAGATTGAGAACCCATTTGAAACAGGTAATGAACCAACAGACACAGGAGATTTTCTATAATGTTACAACCAATACAAGGAGCCGTGAACATTCCATTCTCACGGCAGAGATATGAGATGGCTGATAATCCAGCTAAGAAAAAGATTATCGGTTATCTTACTCGTAATGGACACAAAATACTTGATGCCAAGGAAAACTTTTCTGTTGACATCAAAAGCGAAAAAGCGGATAATATCTACTTTAATGAAGTAGAGATAAAGTTCTCTTGGAAAGGAGATTGGAATAAAGATTGGAAAGAGATTCGTATTCCTTATCGTAAGCACAAGCTTATCAATAAGGTTCGTCAGTTGGATACTCGTCCATTCTTTAACTTCTATATTCTTCGTGGTGATCTTCAATATGCTTGGCGCATTAAAGATTACATTGTTGAACAGTCAGATGTAAGGGAAGCAAAAGGAAGATACATCAAGAAAGGTGAACACTTCTTTCATATTCCTGTAGATAAAGCGGAGTTAATAAGACTATGAATAAACGTGCGGCAGTAGATATAGAAACAGATGATCTGAACGCAACAGTCATCCACTGTATTGCTGCCCAAGATTTGGATACCAATCAGGTGTTTGCTTTTCATGGTGACACGATCAAGAAGTTTCCTGAATGGTCAGAACGATATGATATTTTTATCATGCATAATGGTGTGTCCTTCGATGCACCTACATTGAATCGTCTGACAGGAAGTAACATCAAACTGAAACAGGTTCGGGATACACTGATCCTGTCTCAGCTTGTTGATCCAGCAATGGAAGATGGACATTCTCTTGATGCTTGGGGTAAACGCCTTGGGTTTCCAAAGACAGACTATTCAGATTTCACACACTTCAATCAGCAGATGCTTGAATACTGTGTGAATGACGTGAAGCTTACAGTGAAACTGTACAATCACTTGATGCCTATGATCCAGAAGTATTCGACAAAGAGTATCGAACTTGAACACACCATCAGGGCTATCGTTGATCAGCAGGAACGCAACGGCTTCACACTAAATGTTCCAGAAGCTTCGTGTCTAATGGCGAGGCTTTCGGAAGAAGCGGCAGATATTGAATCTGAGATGCAATCAATCTTCCCACCTATCATTACTGAAAGGTATTCTGAAAAGACAGGTAATAGATTGAAAGACCATGTGGAGATTTTTAATCCAGCTTCTCGCCAACAGATTGCAAAGCGTCTGATAGCAAAAGGCTGGAAGCCTACAAGCTTCACACCTACTGGACATCCAATTGTGGATGAAGGTACACTGAATGGTGTAGACATTCCAGAGGCTCAGAAGATTTCACAATATCTGCTATTGCAAAAAAGGGTATCACAAATCAAATCATGGATTAACGTTGTAGCTGACGACAACAAGGTTCATGGTAGGGTTATGACCCTTAAAGCAATCTCAGGAAGGATGGCACATCACAGTCCAAACATGGCGCAAATCCCTGCGGTATACTCACCATATGGTAAGGAATGCCGTGCAGTTTGGACTACGACAGACAGTAGGTATTCACTGTTAGGATGTGATGCATCTTCTCTTGAACTTCGGTGTCTCGCACATTACATGGGAGATAAAAGGTTTACCGAAGAGGTTGTGAATGGTGACATTCATACTGCGAATCAAAAGGCCGCTGGTCTTCCTACTAGGGATGCGGCAAAGACCTTTATCTATGCTCTGATCTATGGCGCAGGGCCATTCAAGATCGGATCTATTGTTGGTGGTGGTGCTAAAGAAGGTAAAGATATCATGTCTAAGTTTATGTCTAATATGCCAGCCCTAAAATCATTGCGTGATAAGATTGATAGGGCGGCACAGACTGGATATATTCGTGGTCTTGATGGAAGACTTCTAAAGGTACGACAACAACACGCCGCCGCTAATCTTTTGTTACAAGGTGCAGGTGCAATTATCTGTAAGGAATGGTTAAGGCAAATAACAATATTGGCTAGACGACAGGGCTTTGATTATAGCCTTGTCGCTAGTATCCACGATGAGTATCAGTTTGAAGTTCGGAAAGATCAAGCACAAAGCTTTGGTGAAATGACACAGAAAGCAATGAAGCTTGTAGAAAAAGAACTGAATGTTCTGTGTCCATTGGACAGTGAATTTAAAATTGGAAACAATTGGGCAGAAACTCATTAAATATATGTTGACATATGTAATTACCTATGTCATAATTCACAAATCATACAACAGTGGCTAAGACCACATAGAAAGAAAGGAGCATTTATTATGCCAGTATTATCAGGAAAAGCTTATTGGGCATCTATCTCAACACCTAACACTACCTTTGAACCATCCTATCAGATTGACCTTGCCTTGGACGAAGGTGAAGTTGAGAAGGCTAAGAAGCTAGGTCTTATAATTAAATCCAAGGGTGATGACCGTGGTAACTTTGTACATATCAAGCGTAAGGTAAATCGTAAAGATGGTGGTGTTAATTCTGCACCAGCACTGAAGGATGCCCAGAAGCGTGATATGCACGGTACTCTTATTGGTAATGGTTCCGATGTTAACGTCCTGTTTAAAACCTATGAATGGGAATATGCAGGTAAAAAAGGAATCGGTACAGATCTTCAAGCTGTACAGGTAGTAAATCTTGTGGCCTATGGTGGCAAGAATGATGCCGATGACTTTGATGTTGTTCCCGGCGGCTACAATGCAGAAGACGCTTCCTTCGATGACGATGACATTAACTTTGGTGTTTCGTCAGCAGCCTAAGTAACAACATCAATCGGGAGCAGAACATTTAGTTAATGTCTGTGGGCTGGCTTGTGTTAGCGGTGGGTACGCCAGCATCTTTTAAATAAACAGAAGGAGCATCTTTATGAGACATGAAGATTTTATGAAAGCTAAACAAGCTGAACTAAATGATCAGTGGATGCATACCAAAACTGTTCAAGCTAACAAGCAATCAGATGTGGATATGGTAGACCATCCACCACATTACAATGCTTCAGGTATAGAATGTATTGAAGCTATCGAAGCGGCTTGTGGTGATGGCTTTGAGTATTATCTTCAAGGAAACATAATTAAATATCTTTGGAGATATAGATATAAGAATGGTATGGAAGATCTACAGAAAGCACAGTGGTATTTAGCCAAGCTTATTAACGAACAAACCAGAAAGGAACTATCGTAATGAAAAAGATAGATACACTTATTGAAGACATATATAGTCTTCTTGAGAATGGTACAAACGTTTCGTCTGTGCAGAACAGAGATATTCTACATAACTTTGGTAGTGAAATGTCTTCGATTCTTCGCAAGGCATTATCAGAACCATCAACAGAAAAAAGAAAACCAAGACTGCGTATGTCACAGGTAGGTAAACCTAATCGCCAACTGTGGTATGATATGCAGGAAGATGTTGAAGCGGAAATGATCAACGGTCAAACTCGTATCAAGTTTCTATATGGAGATATCCTAGAAGCCCTGTTGATTGCATTGACAGAACTGGCTGGTCACACTGTGACAGAGAAACAAGAGGAAGTTGAGGTTGAAGGTATCAAGGGACACAAAGACTGTCGTATTGATGGTGTCCTTGTAGATATCAAGTCTGCTTCTCCATACGCCTTTAAGAAGTTTAAGGAAGGAACACTACATTCTGATGATCCTTTCGGATACATTGCTCAGATCAGTGGATATGCTGAAGCAGGTAACGACAACAAAGCTGCATTCTTTGCTATTGATAAATCATCTGCAGATCTTGCACTAATGGAAGTACAGCCTGTACATATGATCAATGCATCTGAACGTATTCGGAATGTTAAGAGCATGGTTTCTTCTTCAACACCACCTGAACGTTGTTACCAACCAGAGCCTGATGGCACATCTGGTAATATGAAGCTTGCTATTGGATGTGTGTTTTGTCCATACAAGTTTAAATGCTGGGACGATGCTAATGGTGGTACAGGCATTAGATCTTTTCAATACTCTAATGGTGTCCGTCACCTAGTACAGGTAGCAAAGACACCTAACGTTGAAGAGATTACTGATGCCGCATAAAAGAAGAAAGCGTGACATAGATCATAAGTACAGATCTAATTCAGAATATAATACTGCCACTGTGTTAATCAAACACAAGATTGATTTCAAGTATGAGACTGATCCAATCAGTTATGTATGGACTGAAGATAAAAAATACATTCCTGATTTTATCTTACCTAATGGTGTCATACTTGAAGTCAAGGGCAGGTTTATGTTGGAAGATAGAAAGAAACATCTGTTTATTCGTGACCAGTATGGTTCTGACTATGACATTAGATTTGTATTTGATAATCCTAATCGTAAACTATACAAAGGTGGTAAGATGACCTATGCCGATTGGTGTGAGAAGTATGACTTCAAATACTGTAAGCAAGGCGAAGGTATACCAATAGAATGGCTGAATGAAAAAAGAAGAAATAGTAATAGATGAAATAATCAATGAGGTTACAACGCCTGAGAAGACGTTGTTCCTCTGCGTTATACTACAAGCACTGCTTGATGCCACGAAACCTTCATACATGGGTGAACCAGATTCATCTGTGCTTGAAAGAGATCGGGCAGTTGCTTGGTTCTTTGCATCAGTCGGAGTAACTTCAGAAGACTTCACCGTAGTCTGTGACTATGCTGGCGTTGATCCTTCTTATATGCGTGACTTTGCTTTCAAGGTTCTTAAATCTGGTGAAGTAGAGTATGTTCGCAAAAGAATTAATGCAGTTTTAGGGCATTAGATTATTGCAACTGTGACCCTGTTGTGGTACACTTGAGTCTTATTCACTATTCAGAAAGGAAGCGACATATGAATAACCATTTACCTACAGACTATCAAAATTTTATAGCCCTATCACGTTATGCAAGGTGGAAAGAAGATGAACAAAGACGAGAAACATGGAATGAAACCGTATCAAGATATTTTGATTATATGGCTAGTCACTTGGCTAGGAATAATAATTACAAGCTATCTGACAGTTTAAGATCTGAACTAGAAGAAGCAGTATTAAACCAATCTATTATGCCAAGTATGCGTTCACTGATGACCAGTGGCCCTGCATTGGAACGTTGTCATGTAGGTGGATATAATTGTTCTTATGTACCAGTGGATAGTCCACGTGCATTTGACGAAACTATGTATATCCTTATGTGTGGTACAGGTGTCGGCTTCTCTGTGGAACGACACAACATTGAGAAACTTCCTGTAGTGAATGAGGAATTCCATACCACAGACACAGTAATTAAAGTAGGTGATAGTCGTCCGGGTTGGGCTAAGTCATTGAAAGAACTGATTGCTATGCTGTACACTGGTCAGATTCCTAAGTTCGATGTATCAGAAGTACGTCCTGCAGGTGCAAGGCTAAAGACTTTTGGTGGACGTGCATCTGGCCCACAACCGCTGATCGAATTGTTTAACTTCTGTATTGAGAAGTTTAAGGGTGCGGCAGGACGTAGGCTATATCCTATTGAATGCCATGACATCATGTGTAAGATTGGTGAAGTGGTAGTCGTTGGTGGTGTACGCCGTTCAGCTTTGATCAGCTTGTCTAATCTTAACGATGATCAGATGGCTCATGCTAAGTCAGGCCAGTGGTGGGAGAATGAAGGTCAACGTGCGTTGGCTAATAACTCTGTGGCCTACAAGCAGAAGCCAGAGATGGGTACATTCATGCGTGAATGGTTGTCACTGTACGACAGTAAGTCA